CTCGGATCGGGCTGAATACGTGAAAAATTAGAACAACCCGCTACGTCGTACCTCACGGAGAGAGGGCCTATTTACAGAACGCAGAGAATTGTCCGCTTGAGTAGCGACAAGGAATTGAGAAAGATGATGGACAAAAAGCACCTTTTTTCCCAGAAGTATTTTCGTTATGAAGATCACGTGGACCTGTCTTGTGACCACGATGGATGTGAGTGCTTCACGTCTTGGTTAGGTAACCATCCGAGTAATAATGGCTTTAGATTTGATGTTCTAGAGAGGGATGGGGAAATGGGAAGAAAAAATTTTATAGAAGAATATCGTCGGATGTACCCTGCGTTAGGGTTTTCTCATTTTCGTCCCCAAGAGGCTCATGAAATGACTTACTTCCAATCACGACTTTTTAAAAGGAAGCAATATCCGCCTAATAGAACCTCAGACTCCCTGTGTTTCCATTCCAAAATCGGTTCTTGAGCCAGATTTTGGAGTTGTTCGTCGTATAGCCCGTATGGCAGATATGCTTTACTGGAATTCGAAAGGAGTGTTAATGGGTGCAACTCAGTTTAATGAGCACGTGTGGAAGGATAATCCGCAACCCTCCCTAATGGGCGCAGTGGTAGGGCGAGGTTCAATTTATAACATGGCGTTCGGGAAAATTAATGGACGAAATAAGTACACCCTATCAGCAACAAATCTTTATCCTCGGAAATGGGCTAATGCTCTTCTCCTTCAACAACGAAATGTAGCGCAAGCAGTCCCCCGCAATGAAGATGTGATGCGTCATATGGAGCGAGCAATGGATATGTTCTATTATAAGCTAGGAGTAGATCACTTGAAAGGTAAGTCAACTTTTCCCATAACTTTTGAGGCTGTTCAGGATGCATACATGGGCTCATCGGCAGGTTTACATGATTTTAAGGCCCAGAGTACCGAGGTCAATGGTACTAAAATATGCATAGATGCCTCAAAAAAGAAAATAGAGAACTTTGACAAGGATATGGCAACATTAATTCAGTTTTTGACTCGGGAAAGAACAGACCCAGCCAATTACTGGGAAATAAAAGAGAAAGTTGAAATGTTTTTTTCAAAGGAGCATCAGAAGAATACAGAATCATACCTCAACTGGATTAACAAAGTCCGAATATTTGTTATACCAACATCCCTCTTTGTCATGATGGAGCGGATGGTGTCGAAACCAAGGATGTTCCATGAAAGGAGAGGCTTTATTAGGATAGGAGGAAAGTGGAGTAGGGGAGGAGCAGATATTTTGGCAAGAATGTTGGGAATTTTCTCTTCTAATGAATGGAAAAAGATTTTGGTTGAAGGGGATGTTAAAAATTTTGACCAGTCTACAATAGCGAAAATGGTTCATGCATATTTCTCGAAGACCCTTTATTATGAGATGGAAGATACGGTACCTCACGAATTACGAACATTAATGGTGGAGTGGATAACTAAGAATATTATAACAAGGATTACGCATATGATTGGTCAGCTTTGGGCCATTCAGCAAGGAGGTGTTCCAAGTGGGTGTTTTAATACATCACACATGGATTCTTGGATAATGGGGATGTACTTTTTCCTTTTTGCCTATGAACAAATATCTAGAGCCCCCCCACATGAGCGAGACAAGCTTGAAGATGCGTTAATTCGATTGATTTTCTTAATAGTGTATGGGGACGATCATGCGTGGAACAAATCGGAGGATGAGATGGTGGCATACTGGTTCTCAGGGAAAGAATTTCAGAACTTTATGAAAGTTTTTTTTGATGTAGATGTTCGTGAAATGAAGGATGGCTTAGCCTTTCTTTCTAAGGTAGATGGGTGGGGTTCAATAACAGAGCTCGGTCTAACTTTTTTAAAATATCAATTTGTCAAAAACCAGGAGCAAGGAAAGGACCAGCCACGATATCTTCCTTTTAGAGAAACATGGGAGTTCGTTATCCGAGCTCTGATTGGAGGCAAAGGCGAAGAAAGGAGTGTTGTGGACGTAGTTTTATCCGTTTTGGGCCATGCGTATGGAACTTATGCATCGAACAGAGCCGCATATGACGCATTATTTTGCATTTACAAGGCGTGTTTTCAGATCTTAGGGCAGGGTGCAGAAGAAAAAATTAAGGAAATGTTGGAAGCCCTACCTTATGATGACTTACGAGCAATGAGAAGAAAAGGCATAACCCCCCAAGAACTTTTTGCGGGGTTTCCTACTTGGCAGGTATTGGTCAACAAGAATGCGTTTGATGAAGCTTACCATACTCCGACCTTTAATTTGCTCGATGTGAATAAGAGTGACCTAGATTTTTAGTGAGAAAATACAATCGCCAAGTTAAAAGGCAAAAAATAACTGCCCACCCATGTAATGCCTAGGTGTAAGCCTAGGATTTGAGGGCAGGTGAGAAAAC